GTTTTTAATATTAAATCTTGGTTAGAGTTTGAAGTAAGAATTCCAGGGTTACTTCCGCTTCCCACTCTTAAAACTGGGCTTAAAGAAGTTGTTATTGACCCTGTTTTTCCTACAAAAGTAGAGGATGTAAGGCTTTCAGTTGCTATTGTTGCAATAAGGCCACTTTTACCATATATTTTATTTGTTTTTATTTGTTCAAATACATAGGTGTCAAACTTATTTTTTCTATTAAATTTACTTGATATTTTCCATTCGCCTTTTGATTTAATACATAAAAAAGTTCCTTTTCCATTTATGTCAATTATTTGCAAATCTCCATCGTGACCTTCGTTGTTGTTTGGTAAATAAGTTGAAGGGCTTTTTTTCGATAGCTTAGTATGTAATAACTTATTTGACATTTTTAGTTTTATATATAACGGAAATATCGTTAATCATAAATCCTGAAGGAACTCCACTATTTGCTTCAGAAAGACCTGCAATTTTTTTAGTTTCGAATTTAATTTTAAATGAATCTATATTATTTATTGACGAAGAAGGTTTTAATTCTGCAATTATCCAATCTCCAGTTGATATTGATACAATATCACCACTTGAATGAGATAAAACATCTTGATGGTCTGAGTAAGCTCTATCTACTGTAATTGTTGTTCCACTTATAGATTTAACAAGCATTAATTCTTTAGCGTAAGGTTCATTTAACATTTGGCTAGTGCTAGCTCCTGAATTATAAATTTTTAAAACATATCCAACTTTTATATTTAATGCTGAGGCAACATTTATTGTAGTGCTAGAAGCGCTAACAGAAGATGATAAAGTAGTTGTTGTTTCTGAATCTGTATTTATAAGCCCTTTTGTTCCATAGTTTTTACTTTTAGACTCGCTAAATTCTTCCCAATTATTGCTTCCATTTTTAGCATAATACACTCCTACATTAGAAGTCCTATAAATATCTTGAGTTTGCATAACTTTTCTTTTCTTTAAACTTTCAGATTCTGTTGATTTAAATGTTACATAAACTTTGTATATTTTCTTACCAACAGATGGCGCTCCAAAATCATAATCTTTTGTTATTATTCTAAAATCTCTATGAACATTATTAGGAGAAGTGTTGTCATTGAATCCTGCTAAATCTAAATGACCCCATGTTCTTTTAGGATTATCATCCCATTTAAATATTTCATTATTACTATTAAAAAATATAGAATCTCCATTTTCATCATATGCAAAATTTGAACTATATAAATTTCCTTTTGGAAGCCTTATTCTCCCTCCAGGGTTAGTATAAGTTGGCTCGTTAAAAGTTTGGTCTGAATTTTCAAAAGCAGTAATACATGTCCAAGTTTTACTTTTAAAATCATATTGATACCCCATGTTAAGAATATATTCTTTATTAGGAGAATAATAATCTCCACCATCTATAAATCCTTCATTATCAAATAATTCATTTATAGATAAAGTTGACCCAAAAACTAATATTTTATCAGATTTTTTTAAATATGTAATTATTGGAGCATATCTTTCATTTATTTCCCAAGAAGATTCCGAATCTTTCCATTCTTTATATGCTATTTTCTTATCAGTTAAATAATTAATTTTACTTCCATCATATAAATAACATCCTCTAGGATTAATCCAAACTATTCCATATGGAGTGGTAGTAGCTTGATTTTCACTAGCAATTCCTACATTTTCTATTGTATCTTCTAAATATTCATAGTCTTCTGAAGTATTGACAACAAATAATTTATTCCTTTTAAATTGAAGAAGTTTATCTTTGTAAAATTTAAGACATGTAATCTCATCTCCATCATTAAGAGCGACATCTATAAAATTGCTTGATGGAAGAAGAGGAGCTTTGCCAAGAGGAGATTTCAACATCCTATCAGGGTATTTTACTCCATCTTGCATTACATTTCCAGCATATAAGGTGTTTTTAGCGACTACAGCAGTTTTAAATGTTGCAGTAAGCTTTCGATAGTCTTTAGGGTCATCAAGAACTACGCTTGTTTCTGATTCATAACTATCTATTTCATTTGGAATTAATAATTCTTTTGAATCTAAAACAAATTGAACTGTATTTTGGCTTATAAACGCAGGCCATTCTCTTGACGTTGTTGAAGATTTAATTGTATTTTTTTTGCAATTTATAATAAATTGAAGATTGTAATTTGCATTTCTTTTAGACGACATATATCCTTTAATAAAATTGTTATTTCTTAAAGTAGAATTAGATGAATTTAAAATAATACCAATTTTAGGACACTTAGTCATATCATCGTTAGTAACTTTTACAACACTTTGACCTATAGCTGATTCTATTCCTTCTGTATTTACGCTTGTTAAATTAAGACTCCATTCATCGTCCCACCCGTCAGCATCGCCTTCTAAAGGAGTTTCAAATGAAATATTTGCTAAAATAGAATCTCCTAAAATATGAGAAAAACTATCTCCCATAGATTCACTTTGAGAAGAAATATATGATTGAAGAGTTATATTTTTAATTCTCCAAAAATCTATCCATAATCCTGACCAAGTATTGTAATAATGGTCGTATTCCTCATCGCTCTCAAATGGTTCTCTGCTTACATACGTATTTAATACAATTCTTGAACTTTCCGCAAGGCTCTGTGGTCGCTGATGGTATTTGTAAGTGTTTTGAGTATTATAAAATTCATCAATATGAGGAACAAATCTTAATTGTAAATTTGTCCCACTTGTTCCAACTGTTACTGCATTAGTCCCATCTGAAGTTTCATTAAAATCTATATATATTTCAAGAGAATTTAATATATTGTTTTCGGTATCTATTGAATTAGAATACATTGCTGCAAATTCATTAGTAGTATCTTGAAACATTCCGCCTGACTTTCCAAAAGCAACATACATTCTGTTTCGGTGAAGATTAGAACCACTTCCATAATTATAATTATATGAGTAGTAAGCACTAGCTTGATGCCCAACAAGACTTCCTAGGTATCCTGAGTTTTCGTTATTATAAGTTAAATTTGAAGGATTGACTGTAATTGACCCTAAATTTTTAATAAATCCACTATTTCCTTCAATTGCATAGCCATCTAAATCTGCCGCGGTATCTGTTATTGCATCTAAATATATAGTCATTTTAGGTATTTTTAATCCAGTACTATAATTAGTTATTTCGCCTGCGCCATAAACAAGATGAGCTAAATCTATGTTAACTTTTGCTATTCTTGACCCATTTAATAATTTATCAACAGAAGTTCCAACAATATCATCGTTTTTAATTGTAATATATTTTATATATTCTCTTCCTGCACCTCCTACCCAATTAGCATTTCTATCATGTTCAACTAATCCATATTCAGAAGTATCGCTTAGTTCTAGTACATTTCCATTATATTGATTAAATTTACGATACATATTTTCATTTATACCATAATCTGCAAGCGGCATTCCCTCAAAATAATCATAGCTACTGTTATTTTTCCATGTCATCACCCAATCCCATAAATTATCTAACAAAATTGGAATTGCATCATCATTATTACTATTTCTTGCTTTATAATGGCTCAATGCGTCAAATACGTGACTTTGGTCAATTCCAGATAGATTTGCATCTTGGCTAAAATAATTTATTGCTGGCCCTTCAAATGATACATTTAAATAATTTAAACTTCCATTTTTTTCTGTTTTTATCGAATGTAATGCTTTATCTATAAAATTTTTATCACAATAATATATATATCTTCCTGAATTAATAAAATTGTAATCTGAATTACTATTTGATGGGAAAAAAATATCAGTATTTTTAAAATAAGAATTGTTTTTAGGGTTATATTGATAAAGCCCTATATTTCCATTAATAAATTGAGCTATAACATTATTTCCTTTTCCAGTTTTATTATAACTAGTTAATAAAGGAGTATCTGATGCTTGAAAATCATCTCCTAATAGTTCGTATATTTCTAATTTTTCTACAAGCAAGGAAGACTTTCCATTTTGAGATAATCCTCCCCATATACCAGATTCAAAAGAAAGAGTCCAATCATCACTATCTTCGAAGTCTTGTGGTATATAGAAAGCCATTGCATATTTTCGAACTTTTTTTGCTCTATAATTATTATAACTTTGTAAATATAAAGAGTCATAGCTAGTGCCATCATTTTCATTTGACCAAGAATTTGGATAAGTTGAATATGCCCCTAATAATGCATCTCCAATATGATTTATTGCAGTCCCAAGTTCTATATTTTGTTTTCTTAAATTAAAACCAGTAAAATATGCATAGTTATTTGAAGCCGTCCCCCCAGCTTTTACTCCAACATATATTTGTATTTTAACACAATGTTCAGGAGTTTGAAATATTATGGGAGATGGAACTTTATCTTCATTACTTGAACTATCTTCATTTATATGAATCCAATTTAAACTTGATGAATTAGTAATGTCAATAATATTATTTCCACCTGAAACATCATATATTTGAAGACCTACTCCAACTGTTCCCGCGTCTCCATTTGTATTGTAAAATCCATCTAACACATATTTTGTTAAAGGGGATACTGTTATTTCATGACTTTTAACTCTATTTCCATCGGCATTTGCATCTCCATTATTAACGGCGGGAACAATTTTCATTGCATGCGCATTAACATTATCTCCTGATGTGCGCAAACTTCCAAAAAGAGAATTAAAATTTCTATGTCTTCTTTTTAATGTAACCGACACATCATCTATATACCAATTTACATCTGTGTCACTTTGATAATAAATTCGAAGAGCTGCATCTGTTCCACTAGTAGTAATTGGTATAATATCTCTTGTTATAGCTGTTGTTGAAGTAGTAATACTAAAAGATTCTGTAGTAGCTTCTCCCAAACCTATTTTAAATCCTGGAATAGTTCCGCTAGTTGATACAATTTTAGCAGAAACAGTATAAGTTTCTCCAGCAACCAATGTTCCCATAGAGCCTACTGGCAGTTGAGCTCCTTCAATAGATGTTGCAGTAGTAGGATTTACAAGAAGAGTATTACTACTTATACTTAGCGCACCAGATAAAGTTTCTCCTCCATCATATTCTACCCAATTTGCTATATCGGTATTATCAGCAAAATCTCTATCATCTGATGCGGTTATCATTTCAATAGTACTAGGTATAGTATCACTTATATCCGTTCTAGTTACAACAGCGCTTCCAGTAGCAGTCCAACTTCCATCAGAATATGTTATATTTCCACCAGCTCCAGTATCAGTACTTGTAGTTTGATTTAATAAATTCCCAAAATTTGAACTTAAAAGAGGTGTATGTGTTGCATCGCTTTCATCAGAAAAAGCATTTGTAGTTTTATATTTTCCTAATGTTTCATTATAAAGTCTTAGTCTTGGCGGAATATTTGAACCAAGATAAAACCATGGAGTTTCAGACACACAAGAAACACTTATTTGGTATGCTTGGCCTGCTTTTAAAGTAAGATTTTTTAATGAAAGACTTCCAAGATTGTAAGATTGCGATTCTACATAATCAATTTCATTAATTGCTGCAGTTGATATATCATATGAAGAAAAATCCGAAGAAGAATCTGAAGATGAGCTTCCAAATACCCAACTTCCTACTCCTGGATTTGATTCTACACCAATTGCTAAACTTGAATCTGCCTCAGTTGGAGTTAAATTGTAATTTCCAAATCCTTCTGCTGGATAATAATCGTTTGAAAATGAAAAAAGATTTGCTCCTTTTGCTCTATATTCATTTAAAGTATTAGAATATTCTTCGGCTTCAAATGCATCTATTAAGTTTTCTTTTCTTTCAAGGGCTCCAGATACACGTATTATTCCTTCTTCGTCAACTGATGCATTATCTAATGCTTGAAATTCATTTTCTTTTAAATCTCTTGGGTCAGAATACGAATTAAGTCCTCCTGAAAAGTTATTTATTTGCAGGACTTTTTTCGCCATTATTTACCTATTTTTTCTTTCAATTTATTTACTATTGGTTTTAACACCATATCCCAAATTAAATCATCTTTTTTTGATGGGCTTAATTTTATTCCTTTTTCTAATATATATAAACATAGTAAAACATATTCCCAGTTATTTGCTAAAAATGACATCATTTGTTTTCTCCTTTGTTATTTGATTTCTTTGCTTTATTGCCACATGAGCAACAAATAAATTCTTTAGGTGGATGACTATTTCTTTCTAATATTTCTACTCTATTATTTAAATCTTTTACGGCAACATCGAGTTCATTTTCTTCTTCAATGTATTTGCGCATTTTTTTCATTTCTCTATTTTTCATTACTTTTTTAAGAATAATGTCAATAGCTTTTTTGGCTATTATACCTTGTATCATTTAATCCTCCTTACCATAAATTAGCAATATACCGCATATAAACACGAACCAAAATCCAGACCAAAACGCAATATATTCCTCCAATTATAATCTCCATTATTCCCATGGTTCATCATCATCTAATTTAAAATTAAACATATTATTCATTAATAAACTTATACATAAAAAAATCATTATTAATATTCCTATTACACTTAATAAGATTTTAAACCATGTCATTTTTGTTTAAAAAACTTAGCATAAAATGTCATTAATGCTATTACTATACCAAAGCTTAACGATACAAACGTCAAAATAGGGTTTAAAACGTCTAAAGCGCCTATTAAAGTCGATAAAAAGCTTGAGCCTATACCTATCTCTGGGTTACCACCTAAAATCTTTAATGTGTCCTTCATTTCTCTTCCTCGCAATTATCCCATTTTTTCAAGTCAAGCATTGGCAATGGCTTTTCTATCACATGGTCTTTTAATTTATCGTTTTGTATTGCCACTTTATTTCCGCCTTTAACATAAGGCTTTCCATTAACACAACCTATTTCATATACAAATAGAATTGTTTTCCATAATCCTACTCTTACTACTCTTGCAGGTCTTCCATCAAAATGTATAACGTCATCTGTATTTAAGTCATCACCCGCAAAAACTTTAACAGCTTCTATTGCTGTCTCTATTGTATTTCTACCTAATATAAAAATAAAAGCAACAGCCGCCATCCAGCCATATTGACCTATCAAGTTTTCTATTGCTTCTTTTTCCATTTAATTCCATTTCAATTATTTACACGCTTGCTATAATCATTTCTAAATCACACGAACCGCCATTTGCATCTGCTTGAATGTTTGTCAAACTTCCAAAAGCTGTATCAGAAGCAGCATCCGCATCTTGAGTTGAATTAAAAATAGCTGTCATGCCATCAGCATTGTCACCATTTAAAACAAATGATTGGCCTGCATCAAGCTTAATAGCTACCTCATCATTATCTTGATTTCTAAAAGTTAATGTAATGAAGTTTAAGCCATCTCTATTAGTAAATCTTATATATCTAACATCGGCAGCAACATAATGTCCAGCTGAAGCAACAGCCGAACTAAATGTAGCAATTACACATTCAGTAGTTGTAATAGTTAAAATTCTTTTTACTATTTCATTAATACTTGCAAATGTCTTAATATTTGTTCCGCCAAATTGTTGCCCATTAAGCGTTATATCTTCAGTATGTGTTACTGTTAATGTTGCCATTTATTTCTCCTATTTATTGCCATCAAGTAGTTTACCCCATAAAGAAGTTCTACCATTTATTATTTCTACTACTTCTACTTTAAAATCTCCATTTGCAAACCAATCAACAACTGCAAAAGCATGATTCCAATTATGAAGATTGCCTCTCAACCATTTATTCTTATCAGAACTCATATCTTTTAAACATCCCATACTCCAAGCACTTTGAGTTCCTCCTAAACCTGTATCGGTAAACCTTTGCAAATCATGTGTATGTCCATACATTATGTTTTCTTTATAACAAGATAAATGTTTTTTAGCATGATGTATTGGTACATAATCTCCATGTGTAAAATTTAGCTTTCCTATTTTTAGCTTTTTAGTTGATATATATTCCCAATACTTATATCCTCTTTCTTTTAACTTTAAAGCCTTTTGAGTTACATATTCAGGAAGGTATGGATGTTTTACTACAAACTTATCAAGCCACACTTCGTGATTTCCTTGAATAAAATGTCTTTCTTTGCATTTCGCTTTATCTAGGGATTTATCTATCACATTCATATATTTGTTTACTACCTTTACTTCTTTATTTAGCATAGGTATTAAAACTTCTAATGGTGGTTTTTCCCTATCTCTCCAATAATGACTGCTAAATAATTCCCATTCTCCCGTATCTCCTAAATCAATGTATATATTAGGTTTTACAAGTTCGATTGCTTGACATACTACATTTATTGCTTTTTTGTCGTGCAATGGAAAATGTTTATCAGGTGTCACTATTGCTCTATCAACAATACCTCTAGTTAATTTCGCCATGGTTACCTCGGTTTATTTCAAAAAACTACTTCTTGTCTTTTTTAGACTTTTCCTCTTGCATTGAGGTTAAAACTTCTATTGCTCCTTGAAGCTTTACAAACAACTCTTTCGCCTTTTCTTGTTGTTGTTTTAGTCCCTCAATCTTCTCTTTATAATCACTCATCGTTTTCCTTACATTTTTGGCACACTTAATGTGCGTACTCCGCTTTTTCTTAATGGATATTGCCTCATCATTTTATCATACATTCCTCTAAAATATTGAGCTTTTTGCAAATCTCCAGCATCTTCAAACATTCTTCCTTTAATATAACAAAGAACTGCAGGATGTAATCCTGAATCAAGTCCTGCTTCTGTTTTTAAATCTTCATCTTGCGCATCAATTGTTCCATATTTTGCTGCATATGTAATTCTTAATCCATTATCAATAAATAATGATGTAAAAGTTGCCGTAATACTTGTTTCATTTGAAGCAGTTTCAGCGCTTAATGTCATATTAAAAGTTGTTGTCGATTGAACATCTACTGTTTGATTATCTAAATCAGAATCGTTAAAATTAGTAGTACCAGAAATACTAACTCTATCTCCATCTACTAACCCATGAGCAGAAGAAGTTGTATAGGTTGCAATAGCACTACTTCTTGTAACTCCAGTTATTGTTCCACTTAAATTTCCAGTTCCTTGAAATGTATCATATTTTTCTGAAGTTGTTTCACTTCCTGTTTGAGAAGTATCTTCGCATACAATTGCAATCCTATCTTCGTCATTGTACCATGCAAAATTACTATTTGGATATGTTCTTTTATTTGTTGCCATTATTTACCTATGTTAATGAATCGTCACTTCCATTTAATGATGTCCAAGTTGCAGAATTTGCATCAGTATCTTCTCTTAATATTTTATGAGAGTCTGCTAATTTTGGTATCATTACATATCTATCATTTGTATCTTTTATTTCAACTCTTTTTATTCCAATTACATCGTCATCTAAGCTATACCATCTTTGATGCTTCTTTAAATCTGTCACCTTTGAATTTGTAAAATTTCTTTTATTTGAAGCAATATCATCTAATGCATCATTAATTAATTGAAACATATATTGCTCTTGTTGTCTTCCAAACATTTTTTCAATTTGTTCTATTATATGTTTTGCTGTCATTATTGTTTTCCTCCTTGTTGAGGTATAATACTACCCGTTTGCAATGCTAATATTCCTTCTTGATATTGAGCTTTAAGAACACTAATCATTGGAGTATATAATTCAACATCTTCTTCAAAATTTAATTTATATTGTATTGCACTTATTGCCGCTCTTAATGGAACTAAATGTTCTGCTTCATCTGGAAAATTGTCAATAGTAGTGTGAGAGTGGTCAACAGTAGGGTATCCTACATAATATACTTTAGCAGGCTGATTTGCATCTGGAGTAGGTTTTACAAATAAAGTTGCATCCCCAGATGAATTGCTTTCAGTCCAATATACAGGGTCGGTTGCTGTAGCATAATGCAAACTTGTTGAATCATTAGCTGAATCTGCTAACAAGGGAGATACCTCTCTACATCCAATATAATATCCAGAATTAGCGTTTTCACGAGTTACATAAAGTATTTCTCCTACTCCATCTAAATCCATAGTTGTATTTGTATTACCAATATATAAATTAGTAATCTTAGAACATTTTTGTTTTAATTTAGGAGGCAATATTTTTATAACTTCTTTAGCGGCATCATTTAACCATTGGTTTGCTAAAGTAGTATAATCTTCACCTTCTTCACTTGCGCTATCTAAATTTGCATCAAATCCTGTAAAAGAGTTTATTTGTGCTCCAAAATTCCAAGCCATTATCTACTATTCCTATCTGCAATATCTTGGTCAATTGTTGTTTGACTAAATTCAACTTGAGTTTGCCCACTCCAAGTGCTTCTCATATTTACATGATTTGAAGTCTTAAAGTTTTGTCCAAATATATGTCCACACTTGCATTCGCTAGATACTTTCATATCTATATCAACGCATTCTTCGCAATTTTTACACCAATAAGTTCTCATTATAATCCAGCTTTTTTT